TGATCAAATGCTGTAGCTACGCTTCTTGCAGCCCATATCTCTACATCAATGTTAGTTAAATCTTTAACTTTCTTTAATAAATCTTTTTCTTTTTTAATTAATTGGTTTTTTAAATCTTCTTCTTTTGATATATCTACTCGTATACCTGTTTCTCTCATTCTAATTAAAATAGGAAGTAGTTCCATTTCTAATTGCCATACTTTTAATAAATTTTCTTTAACTAATGTAGGTTTAAAATAATTCCAAAGTTTTAAAGTTAATGCAGCATCTTGTTCTGCATAAAATCCTACGGCCATTGATGGCATTTTCCATAAGTCAGCCTTAGCATCTAATCCTCTTGTAGCAGCTTCTTCTCTTAATTCATCTTCTGCTTTTACTTCTCCAAGATAATCAAAACCTAATGAGTTTAAAGAAAAACTATATCTATTTTCATCAATCAATGCGGCTGCAATCATTGTATCAATAACACGACCTCTAACTTCCCAACCTTGTGATCTAATCCAACCTAAATCGTATTGAGCATTATGAAAGATTTTATCTGCATCTGTCTTTAATACTTCTTGAAACCAACCAATAACCTTACCTCTAGGTAAATTTCCTCCGCCTTGATGATTAATAGGATAATACCCCTTGAAAGAACCTGCAGCTACTGCAATACCAACAATCTCTCCATCCTGCCTAGCCCAACCTGTACCAAGCTTTTTCATATTCTCATCCCTGGTCTCTAAGTCTATAGCTATTTCTTTTTCTTCTGATAAGTCAGGAAAATCTTGTGGTGCAACCCATTCAGTATTTTTCATAGTTACATTTATTTGGTATGACATTTACAGTTTTTCATAGTTTACAAAGTTATGGGTGTTTACAGCATTTAAAGCTGATACGTCAACTGTAAAATTATTTGCGACTGGTTTTGGTTTTTTCATTTTGCTCCTTTTTTAATAATTCATAATAACAGATAACACAATAATAAAGACAATCAAATGCAATATCTCTTCTATTGCAACTAATACATTTACTTGTTGTCATCTTTTAATTTTAATATTTCTAATTCACAATAATGAATTATCTTTTGTAGATCTTCTATTTTATTTTTTGATAAGTACCTACAAACGTACTTCACAACGTTTCCTTGAAAGAAGCTGAGATTGTTTTTAGAAATAAACTCATAAGGTTGTATGCGAAAATCTTTATAGTGATTTCCGCCTACCTGCCTATCTTGTGGAAACGATTTATCAAACATATTTTTACTTGTCATATTACATCCTATATCTTCCATACCCCATTGCCGTTAGTGGCATATAATGACCGTGAGGTTTATTAAGTTGAATTATCTCAACTCCTTTTTTTGCTCTTGTTACTGCCACATACCAAACTCTTAGTTCAGCATCTCGTTCTTTACTTGTCTTTTCTTGTAAAGTACAAATCTTTGGACATTTTTCGTATATAACTACGTGGTCTGCTTCTTTACCTTTTACTTGATGTATTTTATCTATAATTATTTTAGGGTCTTCTTCAGGATTTATATGTTTCTCCATTAACTTCTCTATATAATTTCTATTGGCCATATCTATGTCTAGGGCCGTTGTCCACGATCCCTTCTCCTGTAGTAACCCACATTTAGCATTCAAATACATATAATTAAATGTTTGTTGATGCACACTAGACCACTTCTTATTGTCAGTTCTTCTCCAACCGTGTTGAATGTCTTTGATGTAATAATAAACCAAACCAACTTCTTGTAAATTTATCTCTTCATCTTTCATTAATTTTTCCCATATCTTTATAGCTTTCCAATGAGTAGAGTTAACTGATGAGTGTCCTGATGAGTTCTTAAAGAATATTCCTAAGTCTCTAGCTTCATCTTTAACTTCCATAAGCTCTGTTTTTGTTCTAACTAATACCATCCAAGTATCATCTATGTATTGATTAAAATTAATATGGCTAAGTCTAAAGTTATTTGTATTTACATATCCTTTAGAACCAGTTGAAGTAAATTCTTTTGGCTGTCTAACTCTAATTAAATTAGTTATATTTTTAGAAAACTTCTGAACCTCACGTGGCATACGTCTAGATTTACGTAATACTTTTACCTTACCTGGAAACTTTAAAAACTCTTCTACACTTGCACCATTCCATTCGTGTATAGCTTGATCATCATCACCAGCAATAAATACTTTCTGAGCTTTGCTAGCCATTAAATAAACAAAGTCCCATTGCAAAGGTGTTAAGTCTTGTGCTTCGTCTACTATGAAATAATCTAAACCAAATGAATAATCATTTAATAAGAAGTTCTCAATCATATCTGTGTAATCCATAAATAGATTTTCTTTAAACTTTACCCAATTAGATACAATATCAACTAAGTCTCCCCAATGCTTTGTCTTTTTTAATGAGTTGTCTTCATCATAAGCTTGTTTCAATGATATCTTACAGTTCCTAGCTCTTTCATATAATTCAATAGGATAGTTTTGTATTTCGATTTTACCATCTTCACCTTGTCCTATTTGTAAATTAACTTCTTCTCCTCTTTCTAAATAACTAAAGGATGCTAAATGTTTACGAGGATCTATAATCTCTAATGCTGAATCTCTTGTTCTTGATAAACACATTGCGTGTATTGTTTTAAATAATTCAAAAGAATCTTCTTTGTATTTACCTGGAAAGGCTTTTAGTACACGATCCATACCTTCTTTAGCAGCAGCTCTTGTATAAGAACAGTAACCTATATACTCAGGAACCTTGTGTAACTTACCTACACCATATTTAACAATATTAAGCAAAGTCCAAGTCTTACCTGTACCTGGAGGGCCATATATCTTCCAAGTCTTATCTGCTATTTGTTTTAATGCGTCAGGGTCATTACGAATGTTATCCGCTGCATTAGGTTTATTAGTTTGTACTAAATTCATTATCACCTATTTGTTGTTTAAATTTATTTATCTCTTTTGTATTATCTCTACCTTTTATGTCATCTAAAATAATAGAGGAGTAACATCGTTTGCTATATCCTTGATATCCTTTATGTAGTTGAATAATTCTTTTACTTGCATCTTTCTTTTCAGGATATTTAATTTTTTCTTCTTCACACATCCTAGCTAACATCTCTCCTAATGTAGTTTCATAGGATTTATTGTATTTAGATTTAGCATAATGTTTAAATGAAGTTGCATTCCAAAAATGTCTTTTTAACTTGTCACATTTATAAACATAACCATAATCAATTTGTGTAATATCGTTAGCTCCTTTTTTCTCGTCAATGAATGCGTGCAGTATTGTGCTAAATTCAGATAATCTTTCCTCACCTTCATTATAAGAATCAATAACTTTCATAGTCTCAAACCATTTATCTTTCATTTCAGTAAACTCATCTGCCTCAACCCAAGTCCATTTGATTTGTTCTTCCCAACATCTTTTGGCTATTTGATTCTGTGTCCATAGCTGATCAGTAGTCATTGATATGATTACTTCATCACCTTTTTCATTGACCATTGTAAGTAAATGTCTTCTAGGATTAGTCATAAGCATTCTGTAATCGGTAACCATTACAGTTCTTTCCACAAGACCAAGCTTACGAGTTCTACAACCTACCTTATCACATCTACCTAAGTCAGCAATCTGTCTGCAATTATTTCTAACATACCAAATATCCTCTTCATCTTTTTGATCTGCCTTATCTCTCTTTTTCATAACCTGAGATACTTTTTTAGCAAATTGATTCTTGTCAAAACCTTCTTCTGTTGCAAAAAACTTAGTTACAAAGTTATCCATCTCTTCTCTAACCTTGTCTTCGTTATCTCCGTGCATCTTTCTAGCTACACAACCAAACTGTAACAAAGCCTTGTCTCTTTCACCTTCATAAACTTTATTCTCAAAATAATAATCCATACAAGGCGGATAGTCTGAAACTTTTTTGATACCAATAGATTCTAGTTCCTTTAAAGTAACTTTAGTAATTTTCATTGTTAAAAATTCCTCTAAAGGTATTAAGTCTTTAATGTTGTAATTTCTTATTGCCCAACGTTTTGTTGTTTCGTCTTTGTAATTAAAATAAGGTGTGTTGATTTGATTACCTGTACCATCAGCATTTAATTTAGTTTGTACAGGAAATATGTCTATTGTACTTTTTGGTCTTCCTAGTTTTAATGATAATGCAGTTAATCTTCTTTTAACTTCGTTAGCTGGTGCTGAACCATCTATAAATAAATATGCGTGTACACCTCCCGACTTTGATCTAAATGGTACGAAAGGTAAGTTCCAAGATCTAATCTTGTCTAATACTTCATTAGCTTCTTCTTCTGATTTAATTTGATCTACATCAATAACACCAAAGCTTACAGTGTTATCTTCTCTAATCGGTACAATACCAATGGATTGTACACCTTCAATATGGTCTTTAAAGATCGACTCTTCATTGCCATCAGCAGGAAAGGATTCCCAATTGTAAACTCCCTCAACCTTACCGTCGGCACGCTTCAAGCCCGAAGGCTTGAAGGTACCGTATTTTCTTTTAGAACCATCGAACAGTTCTGAAAATCTACTTAGATCCATAGATTAGTATGGATTATTCTGAGTAGTTGCAGATTGTGTTGGCTCCTCTTCTCCGTGCTGTACTTTTACTTCACCTTGTTTACAAGTGTTGTAAAAATCTTGAGCGGATTTAAGTAAAGTTGGATTGTTTACATTTGAATCAAACTCAACATCCCACCCATACCAAGAACCTAAATTGTTCTTTTCAAGAGTAGTTTTTAATCTATAAATTTGAGCAAATGATGGTGGTTGAAAGAAACCATTTTTGCCTTTAACTCTTTGAGTCATAATCATCGAGTTCCATTTTCTAGATTTTTTTCTCTGAGTAGCTTTCATTGTAATTAAAGCTGTCTCAGTAGCCTGATCGTTATCATCAACCAAAACTACATAATGAGAAGCCGTCTCTTCAATATAATTACCGTTTGGTAATCTATCTTTTTTATCAGGCCCTCTAGTAGTTTTTGATAATATGTCAGAAGTAGAATCATAAATAGCTATTGGAGCTCCTGATCCTTCTTGACCTCTATCTCTCCACTCAAGATACTCTAATTTATAAAAACAAGGAACAACTCTTATTCCTTTTTTTCCATCATAGAGTTGATCTGAGACAGAGTTATAAATCTGACCAGCTTTGGCTTCTTCGATAAATCTCGAATCACCAGCAGTTACCTGCGGAGATAATTGAGATAGTATCTTTAAGAATGGTAGTGCCAAATCTCTTTGACCTACATTCTCGACACCTAAACCTGCAAGATTTTCTAGTTGAGTTACATCTAGTGTTGCTACACTAGAAGATTGTTTTGTAGCGACTGCGTTTGTCGTTTGCGTTTGTGCTTTAGACATTTTTCCTCCTACGTTGTTAGTTTTGTTTTGTTCGCTATATAAACGCCGAATAAATCAGATGGAATGTTTTGACCTTTTTCAATTTGCTCTCTTACGAAAGCTTTCAAAGTCATAGGTTCCACCTTTTCGACTTGGTTTACATTGTATCCCTTTGATTTTAATTCGTCAACCAAAGATTTTGCTTCGTTATCTTGGCTACGACCAAATGTTAAAGATACATTGTT